GTTTTGTTTATTCTTATTCTTTCTGGCCATGTTTGTATTGGATGCCACAACACAGCTGTGGGACTATACATCCACCCAAAGCGAGCAATACCAGTTGCTCAACTGACCGCCGTGTAGTCTCTAGGCGTTTTGGTTAGCACTGCAAAGCAGATTTTGGGGTCTTAATGGGTGGACCCAAATAAATTAACAATCAAGGAAAGAAGTTGAGCGCAACAACTCATCCAACTCATCAAATTCGGGTGAGTGACGCATTTCATACCGCCATTGAGCGTACATGATATACCTCTCGATTTGATCTGAGGGTGCGTGGATTAAGTTGTAAAACATCTTCCCGGTATTTACCGGAGATGCTTTCCATGAACCGTTGAATTTCATGGAGCAAAACTCAAATTCTTCCTTTCCAACCTTCCTATACATTTTCAGTTTAAAACCAAGGGCTTCGTACTGCAAGGGAACTTTCGCATCGAAAGCTTCTACCGAGTCATCACCCATGGCAATTATTTCTGAAACACCACAAATGGTTGCTAAAATACATCTCATTCGTGAATTAGTAGAAGAAGTGTTGTATGATCCAGATAACTGAATACCAGGGAAAACTTGTTCATACATGTTTCCATCTGACAAACAGAAAACCGTTCTACAAAGACAGAAATTCCTATTAATGATTACGCGTCTGCGCCAGTCGCTCTCACTGAGTTGATACAAGTCACAACGGACTCGAGCATCAAGCTCTAGGAGCCAGGCTGGTACTGACCAATCCCAAGCAGAAATGTCTGCTTCCGCGACATCTCCACTAAAGGATTTAACGTTCTCAAATAAAACTTGTAAACCTTGATCGTGTAGGCCCATACCAGGCTTAGATGGGATTTTGGCATACAATCCAATTTCAGCTCGGTTTTGGTCTCGACTGCACAAGCGTTCAACAATTTGATCAACAAGAGAAACACTAGATATTAATCTTAGTCTCCCCTGGTTCAACTTGGTCTTCTTGTGCGGCTCGTTCTTAATGAACAAACGAACGGGATCTACAAGTAAATTCCTGACTAGGTCGGATGGTCTTTCATTTCCTTTAAATATAGTATGTGCTAAGAGAAAGACCCGGTCTAACACACACTCAATAATTAATTCTTGGTGATCTCTTAATAGAGCTGCATTGCAAGCTCCGAGAACGCCAAGAGGACATCCGGGGGAGGAGTCTCCTTTGATTTCGACCCGTAACAAAGACTCCACCATAGGGCGCACTTGTTCAACAAGATATTTTCTGGTACAGAATGCGCTTTCAGGTAAGCTTGATAAGATCGTTGATGGGTAATTCGATTGTACGTACGCAGTTG